ATCATCAGGGGTCTGTGCGCGCCGTCACCGACGATATGGGCACGGTCGTCAACAGCTACTCCTATGACAGCTATGGCAATCCCGAGACCGCGGTCGAGGCGCTGGCGCAGCCGCTGCGCTACACGGGCCGCGAATATGACGCCGCAACCGGGCTCTACCACTACCGCGCCCGGGCGTTCGACCCGAGCACCGGGCGGTTCCTGCAGGAAGATCCGATCTGGTTCGAGGCGGGCGATCTAAACGTCTACCGCTACACCTGGAACAACCCGACAAACTGGACCGATCCGAGCGGGATGACTGGTGACTATGCGCAGACCGCTGGTCCAATCACCGTCGGGCTGTTGAGTGGCTTGAGTATCAATGCCGTGCGGGTAGCGGTCTGGGTTCAGCGTTGGAACGGCGTTCGTTACGTTCGAACGCTTAAGACAATTGGTGCCACGACGAATAACAAGAGCCTGGGGTGTCAGATTGGCGTGACGCTGGCAGGCATCGGCGCGATGATCTCCGGAGCTACCGATGCTGCAGTTGACTCGGACAATTGCACTGTCGTTTGGAATACGGCAAATAGCAACAATGGCCCTCCACCGATCAAGGTCGAGCCAAAAGATCCAAAACGACAGCCGAGCACGCCTGGTCACAAACCTCCAAATATCAAAGATCCCGGAAAGAATCGTCGCCCTGGTCCTGGTTGGCGAAAGCCAAATCCGAATGGTGCTTGGACACGAAATGGCCCAAGGGGAAAAGAAACTTTGAGTCCAGATCTGAATCATCCAAACCCAATTGGGCCTCACTGGGATTGGAAAGATCCGAGTGGCTACTGGTGGAGATTGTTCTATTGAAGATGGAAATCGTAAGCAGCGTGATACCGCCCACGAAGCTTGTAAATGATGCGATCTCGGATATTCGCGATTGTGGAACATATGGCCGTCAATTGGCGGACTATTTAGTTCGTCATGATTTTTCGGCGATTGCAAATGTTCCGTATGGTTTTACATACAATGAGCGGGATGGCATAAATTCTGGAGTTTTTGATAAAGCGAAAAAGACATACCCATCCGATTTTTTTGATCTCGGTATCAACGGAATGCCTCCAGATATTATTTGGTCAGCAATCTTGATATCAATAGCTTCAAATTTCTCTGGTATTTTATATTGTATTGATGGAGATATATATGAAGGAGAAATTTATCAATATTTAGATTTGCCAAATGTTGTTCCATTTGAAGGTGATACTCTATCTGAAGTATGTATACCATATTGTGAGATTAGCTCATTGGGGAGTGTCGTAAATTTTATTAGGAAAGTCGACTCGTTGCGAAGTGTGTATGTTGCTTGCCAACGCGAGGAGATATTCAGCCCATCTATCTTGTTGAAGAATATTCTTGATCGAGACGGAGTCATAGCCTTCATTTTGGCTGCAGAACAGAATTGATATAGACGCGCCGACGGGACGCGGGACTTAATCGAAGCGACCGCTGAGTATCCATTCCATGTTGAAGGCTGGGACGGCTCGACCGGGGCGCTTGTTGCGGCGCTGGGCAGCAGATCAAGCGCGGTCAACGACACTGGCGCGACGGTAACCGACATGGCGCGATCCACGATGTCCGGCCCGCGCCCGTTCCCGTCGGAAGGCAAGACGCGGTTCGGCGTCCATCTGTGACACAGGTGTTTATCCATGATCCCGATCAGTGTGATTGCCAAGAGGTTTGCCCCTTCGTTTCAAGAGCGAGGCTTTGCCAGAAGAGGCCGGTCGTTTCTCCGAACGAACGGTGATGCGTCGTTGTTGGTTAGTTTTCGGCATGGTTCACAGATGTTCAAGCCGGGTGGTCCGCCATATGTAATGGTCTCTGGAGCTCATAAGCTTTTAGTCGAGTTCGATATAGCTCGAATACCGATCAGCCGACGCATGGGCATTGATCTGTATATAGAGAAACCGGAAGTTGGTTATGGCGTCGGACAAGCAATAAATCTGACCGAATCCAAGGGGATCGAGCCAATCTATATTTCAAATAAAGATGACATCGAAAAATACTTTGAAATAATTTCAGATCGAGTTTTCTCAACTCGCTTTGATTTCTGGCTTACTTGGTTAGACGATGAAGTGTTTGTCAGAGAATTATTTATTCGGAGTTTTCGAGAAGACGGAATTAGAAAAAATGGAACAAGCATAGTAGAGATACTTTGTGCATTGTATTTGTCCTGCAAGATGCAAAACCCGTTGAGGGAGACGTATCGTAGTTGGATCAAGGCGGACGTCGAAACTGATTTTGCAGATGGTCGATCTTTACCACTAGAGTATTACAATCTCGCGATTGCAGCGATCAACGAGGATTTTCCTGGCGCATTCTGAAGTGAGAGGGAAAATCATTAGAGGACGATAGTCGTTTAGTATTTTGGGGCGAGCTGCGGTTCAAGCGCGGTCAACGACAACCGCGAGATCGCCTCCGACATCGCGCAATCCACGATGTCTGGCCCGCGCCTGTTCCCGTCAGAGGGCAAGACCAGCTTTGGCGAATGGATCAAGGCCGGTGCGCTGAAGCAGGGCGACAAGGTCTCGACGGCGAAATCCATCGCGGCAAAGTCGGCGACGCCCGATGGCGCGCCCAATGGCTCTGCAAACCACAACCGCACCGCTGAAGCTGGGGTTACGCCGCCAGCAGCCAACGACAACGCGCCGCTGGTTGTTTCGAACATCCTGCTCAACGACCATCTCGCGCGGGTCTACAACTTTGAAGTCGAATCCCGCCCCGGCGAAATCACCCACAACTACTTGGTTGGGGATGAACAGGCGTGGGTGCATAATGGGCTTTGGGAGAGAATTCGAGGTCCTCTTGCAGGGGCAATAATGGAATGGTTTGGAGATGATCCATCGAAATCTGGTTACAATAGGTCGCCCGAGGAGCCAGTCCGCCCCGGCATTTCGGACAACGGTCCTAGGTGCGAAATCGAACAGGTGCCTCCGGGTTCAAAGCCGAAGATTGGATGGCGGTTCGGAAAATGGAGAGGCTCAAGCTAAATGAAGGTGCGTACTTGGAATAATCTGGAGTACGATCAGTCAGAAATCGAGAGTAGATCGAATGAAGGAGATCTCTATTTTGTCATGTTGCGTGAATGGAGTGCCGCCATGGGCATTGGCTGGCCTCATTTGAAGGCTGGCAGCAGAGACGGACTATCAAGTCTGTTTAGTAATAGAGACGTCGGGCTCGAATCAAGATATCTGTATTCATTGCTTCTAATTGATGAAGCAAACGATCCAGTGATGGAAGATTATCGTCGTGTCGGGTCGGCAGTTATGGCTGCGAGAATGCTTGTGGATTTGACGGAAGAAGGGTTCTCTCCAGCTGCTTATCAACTTGGTTTGATCTATCGATTTGGACTTTCTGGGGAAATACAACCCAATAAGGAACTATCTACGCAATGGATGGTTTCTGCAAGCAATATGGGTCATCTTCTTGCGAAGAAATGGCTGCTTAATAGACGCTTGGAGAGATTCGGCCTGTCCTCTAGAATAATTAGGAATATTTTGATCTTACCTTTGGCAATATATGGGATATTTTTAGTTATTAAGGATCCTGGTGCACACAGAGCAAATCATTGATGTTTTTCGTTGCCCGCCGCCGCACAAAAATGGTTTTCCTGGCAAAGGTGAGTAGTCAACCGGCCGGCTGACGACGATTGCGCATGGCCTGTCGGCGTCTGGCGCGGGCGGCTCGCAGCTCAACCAGCGGCTGGGCACGGTCTCCTACGCCTATGATGTCAAGGGCGACATCACCGGCATGTCGGAGACATCTGTGCCGCCACGCGTTCGCAATGCGACGCTGGATCAGCTGTCACGGCTGACCCGTGTCGCAGATGGCACGGGGCAGACGGTGGAGAGCTATGCGCCCGGCATGCGCCGCTTTGTAGGGGGGTGTTACCTTTTGCACATCCGAGAAGACACCCAAAAACGACTGAAAAATGTTGTGTGGCAACGGGTTAGCTTGAAATCGACGGCTGGAGAGCGGTGAAAGATCGGCCCGAAAATCTAGCAAAAATCGCGCAAGCTTTTGCACATGTTCTCGCAAGAACCTCGCATTGTTCTGCCAACGATGCTGACAGGAACAAAAGTGCGGCAAATCAACGGGTTGGCGAATAGTCAGCGGAGCGTTCAGACAGCCAAACCGCGCCACCGGCGGCGGGAATGCGTCTTTGGCCGACGTTGAAAAAAGGGCGCGAACCTGAAAATCACGTTTCAAGTTCGCGGGTTCATTTTCAGGTTTAGATAGTTGAATGGAATCAATCGGATAGGCTGAACGCGCGTCAGAAAATCCTGCTGGAACAGCAACCGAACTTGAAACGCCGAAAAATCGGGTTGGCGATCAACCGCGCAGGCGACCGCCCGAGAAAAAGACCTGGCCGAGTATGCTGAGATCAAATTCAACGCGGTCGCGGGCGATGGTCTCGACGCCATAGCGTCCATTATCGGAGATCAGCTGAACATCGCCGGTCGAAGCGACGATGTTGATGCGCTTGATGCGCAGATGATCGTGGTGAAGCACGACGAAGACGCCGCCCTGCGCGATGACCCAGTCGGGCGGATCGCCGGCGACCATGATAAGGTCGCCGTCCTCGATCGTCGGCGACATGCTATCGCCGGCACCCTGCAGAATGCCCAGCCGCGCATTCGATCCGGCCCAGACCGGCAGGAAGCGGCGCAGCCAGTCGCGGTCAACCGTCATCCATGACACCGGCGCTTCATGGCCCGCCAGCATGCCGGGCCCGGCAGCTGCCTGAATTTCGAATTGCGGGATCGTGACGACATTGTCGTTCAGCAGGGCTGGCACACGTTGATGAGCTTCGCCGGTGTCGTCAAACATTTCACCGTCGCCAGTTGTCAACCAGTTGATGTTGACTTTCACGCGCGAGCGGTACGCGGCCAAGACTTCCGCGTCAGGTGTCCGGTCTCCGCGCTCATAGTGCGCAAGAGTGTTCTTACTGACCCCGATCTTCAGCGCAAATTCATCGCGATCTGGATCGCCAACCCGGCTGCGAACAGCTCTCAGCCTACTGGCAAGTGGGGTTTTAGGCTCGTGTTCCGGTCTAGCCAATTTCTCACAAATTAAATCAACATCGCGCTTGTAAAAAGCGCGATGTTGATTTATTCCTATCCCTATGAGCCGCGCCAACGGCTCGTGTGTATCGGTTCCCTAGTATCAACAAAAGGCGGGTTGTTCACAGCAACCCGCCTCCTGCCGGAGACCTCTCCATGGACATGGACACCTGGACCAAGACGATCGTGCGTCCATTGCACGATCGTGGAATGACCCTCTCAGCCCTTGCCGAGCTGAACAAGATCAATCCGACCATTATGCTCGGTCTGCGGAAACGTGGGCACCGCAAATCCGAAGCAGCTCTGGCCAAGTTCCTGGGCGTTGCGGTCGAGAAACTGTTTTCCGACCGCTATCCGCTGAAGAGACGCCGCATCCTTTCTAGCAAATATGCAGACCAGCTGGCGAGCCAGAAAGCGCGCGCTGCCGCTGGCATGGGAGAGGCTGCATGAGCCTCTTGCTGTCAACGCTTCGCCGGTTTGCTGGCAGTGAATTCCTGCAGGATGCTGCGTCGCTTGTGGTGCTTTGCGCCTTCATCATCTTCGTTGTTTTCGGCACCTCGATCATTTCCGGGATGATCATTGCGGAAAGGCTCTCGCCATGACGCGCTGGCTGCACGTCGCCGTCATCGCAGCGGCCCTTGGCTTCCTGCTTTCCATCACGTTGGGGCTTATCTGATGCGCTACGAAAACAAGCGCGAAAGCCGCGTCACCCGTCCGGAAGCGAATGCGCCGACTGCGCCTGGCTACTATTGGGCGAAGTGGCGCATCTGCGAGGACGGCACAGCCGACGAGGCAGTGTTCGAGCCCTCCGACCGTTGGACGGTAGTTGATGTGTTCGATGAGTTCGGCAGCCTGATGGTGTTCGTGCCCGGCGTCGAGCTCCCTCAATCGATCGAGAATTTCTTTTGGGCGAAGCCGGTTGTGGCGCTCACCCCACCGGATGGGGGGCGAGTGGTCATGAACGGTGCCAGCGTCATCCCGAATTGTCGTTGTCAGGTGGCGAGCTCAGAACCGTCACCAGACGATCAAACACATGGAAGCGCACAACCCGAAATACCGCCCGATATGGAGCTGGAGTGGTGGCCGTGGCTTGCAGATTATCGCGCTCAAAATGCGCGACATCTTTTAGCGTCCGTTGCGCGGGCTCGGGAAGCGCAAGCGCGACAGCATGAAGAGCCTCTTCAAGCGCGCTCACCTTCCCCATCAACAGGAACTGCTGATCGGTCGTCAATCCCGGCTCGCTTCCGTCTCGCATTCAGAATCCTCCTGACAGGCAAGCTATGACCACTAGCACAGAAGCCACAAATTCCGCGCCTCAGACATCCTCCCCTGAGGCGGCGGATAGCGCGCCCGCCGGTGTTTCCTCCCGCGCGGCGGGCGCGCAGCTCATTCCAATCGAGCTGATCGACATCCCGGCTGACCGGTCTCGTGGATTGGACGAAGCCTGGGCGGAAGCACTGGCCGGAATGATCGCCGAGGCCGGACTGATCAAGCCGATTACGGTCAGGCCGAATGGCGACCGGTTCACGCTCGTCACCGGCCTGCACAGAATGAGCGCCTTTGTCGTGCTTGAGCGCGCGGACATCCCGGCACTGTTGTCCAGCGCGTCAAGCGATGACGCGGCCAAGCTTGAAGAGCTGGTCGAAAATCTCGGGCACAATGACCTCAATGCACTCGACCGGGCGCATCATCTCTATGACCTCAAACAGGTCTATGAGCGGCTGCATCCGGAGACGAAAAACGGTGGTGACCGGAAGTCCGAAGAAATCAGAAGCCAAAAATTGTCTTCTGATCCAGACGGACCGGAAATCTTCGGATTTACCAAGGATGCCGCTGCGAAAACCGGCTTCAGCCAGAGCGCGATCAAGCTCTTCGTCGCGCTCTGGCGCGGCCTTTCCGTGACGTCGCGCGAGCGCTGCTCAGGCACTTGGCTGGCCAGCCATCAATCAAGCCTCATCGCCTTGTCGAAGCTGACGCCTGCGCTGCAGAAGAAGGTGCTGGATATCCTACTCGCCGACAAGCCGAAGGCGACTACGGTCGCCGATGCGCTGACTGTTCTCGACAACGGGCGGCTGCCGACCCATATCGAGAAGCGGTTCGAGACGATCAACAAATCGATATCGAGCCTGAAGGATGCTGAACTCGACACGGTCGTTTCTGCGAATGCCGAACGTCTGATCGCAGCTCTGAAGCGCGGTGGCCATCTCTAACATGAAGCGCCGCGATCCACATACGATCGATATCTTCCGCGACTACACGCCGCCTGAGGTCGTGGCGCGGATGGAGCCGGATGTGGCCGGTCGCGGGTCGCTCGACCTTCAAATATCGCGCGTCGTCTCAGAAGTGATGGCGCGCTCTGAAAAATCACGCGCAGAAATTGCCGCTGACATGTCGGATTATCTTGGCTTTCCGGCTGACGCACAGGGACGCAGACCAAACGGCGCTGTGACGGAAAACATGCTGGACAGCTACGCCAGCCAGGCGCGGCGCGATCACAAGATCACGCTGGAACGGTTCATCGCGCTTGTCGAGGCGACCGGCTGTGTCAGCGCGCTCGGGTTCATCGCTGAAACGTTCGATCATGTCGTGGTGCCGCGCCAGTATGGCGCTGTGATCCGCAAGCATCAGCTGCGCGAGGCGAAGGAGAAGCTGGAACGAGAAGAGCAGACGATCGACGCAGAGCTGCGGGGGTGGAAGTGATGACCTCGCTGCCCGCGACAATCTCATCAGCCGAGCGGCCACAAATGCAAGAGTGGTTCACTGCTGCCGAGATCGCAGAGCTGCCATCACGTCATAAGCTGAAAGGTCTGCCGGCAACATCGCAAGGCGTGAATGCTCTTGCTGTTCGTGAAGGCTGGCATTTGGCAGCATCCAACGTCCGCAAGCGCGCCGGTCGCGGCGGAGGTGTTGAGTTTCACTTTTCGCTCCTGCCAGACGCGTTCCTTTCAGCTCTGCAGGCCGACCATTCACGTGCGCTGGAGCTGTTCGCGCGGTCGCAACGTCCGGCGCAACAGGCTGCAACAATCGCCGTCACCGCAATGAATGCGCGGCAACGCAGTGTCATGGAAGCACGGGCGGCAGTGCTTGGCGCGATCGACGCGTATCAGATCATGCATGGCGCTTCGCAGCGCCAAGCGATGTTGAACTTCATCTCAGAGCCGCGCGATTTCGACGTTGGCGAGACTGTGATTGTGCGGGCCAACGACCGCGCCAATGATGAGCGGGCGATCAGCCTGCGGACGTTGCAGAATTGGATGCGCCTACGCGACACCGGCGGCATCGAGGCGCTGGCACCGCGCGCCACCCGCGACAGCAAGCCGATCTCTGACGCCTTCATGGCCTTCCTCAAATACTACGCGCTGCCAAGCAAGCCATGCGCCACCGAAGCGTTGGAACGCTACCGCGAGAACCTGACTGACAGACGCCTCGACCTGACGCTAGACGAGGTGCGCTACACGCTGCGCACCAAGCTCAACAACATCGAAAAGCATGTTGGCCGTGAAGGGTTGCATACACTCAAAGCCCGGCTGGCCTATGTGCAGCGCTCAACCGACAATTTGTTGCCGACAACGATTTATACGGCGGACGGCAAGACGTTTGACGCGGAAGTCGCCCATCCGGTTCATGGCAAGCCGTTCAAGCCGGAAATCACGTCCGTCGTTGACGTCGCGACCCGGCGCTGCGTCGGCTTTGCGGTGTCGCTGAAAGAAAACGTCATCGCAGTCACCGAGGCGCTGCGAAACGCGTGTGTCGACTTTGGCATTCCGGCCATCTTCTATGTCGATCGCGGCCCCGGCTACAAAAACCAGACGCTCGACACAGACGCCACCGGCTTGATGGCGCGGCTGTCGATCACAAAGATGCACTCGCTGCCTTACAATAGCCAAGCGCGCGGCATCATCGAGCGTTTCAACGGTTCTGTCTGGAACCCGCTGGCGCGCACGCTTCCGACCTATCTCGGCGAGCCGATGGACCGCGAAGCAGCTAAGTTCGCACACAAGAAAACGCGTCGCGACATCGCCACCTACGGCACATCCCGCTTGTTGCCGAGCTGGTCAGATTTCCAGGATATGTGCGCCAAGGCGATTGCGACCTACAACGCGCGACCGCATTCCGGCCTGCCAAAATTCGTAGACCAAGAGACCGGCAAGCGTCGTCATATGTCACCCAACGAGGCCTGGTCACAATTCGCCAGCAATGGCTTTGAGCCAGTGCCAGTTGAGACCGAACTCGCAGACGATCTGTTCCGGCCATACGAAGTCCGCACCGCCCGCCGCGCGCTGATCGAATGGAACGGTAACACGTTCTTCCACGCCGATCTTGAAGCCTATCACGGCGAGCGCGTGATGGTCGGCTACGACTTCGCCCAGGCTGAAAAAGTGTGGGTGCGGGAGATTGACCGAACTGACGAAGGCGAAGAGCCGGGCCGGTTGATCTGCGTCGCAGTGTTCGGCGGCAACAAGACCGACTATGTGCCGAAAACCTATCAGCGGGCTGCGGAAGAGCGCCGGGCGAAGGGCCGTCTCCGTCTGCTTCAAGGCAAGGTTGCGGACGCCGAGGCTGAACTTGGACCGGTAGGCTTGATCGAACATTCAGCCGTAGCGCAAATGCCAATCATCGAAGCTTCGCCCGAGCCGATCACCGACAATGTCGTGGCGATCTCACCGGCGATACAGCCCAAGCGCCGCACATTCGCCAGCGACGTCGAGTTGGCGCTGTGGGCGATCGACCATCCGGATGAGTTGACGAGTAACCAGCTCCGCGTTCTGCGCGACTGCCTGACAAGGCCGGCCGCACTGGAGCTTTTCAGAATGTCAGGCGTCGACGTGGAAGCTTTGCGAGCTGTCATCCGCGCCGCCGCCTGACACCCGGAACAACGAGGAAAGCATAGATCATGAAAAACAAGTTTGTCGAGACATCCAATGTGAAGCGGTTTCAGACAGCGCTTTCGGCGCTGGAAGCGCGCGGCGCTGAGGAAGCCTGTCTCGTCGTTATTGACGGTTCGCCGGGCGTCGGCAAAACCACGACCTTACGGCAGTGGGTGGCCCAGACTGGGTCAGTCTACCTGCGGGCCAAAAAAGAATGGACGCCAAGCTGGTTCATCAACGAACTGTTGGACGCGATGCGTGTGCATCCGCCGCACTCTTTCCAGAAAAAGTTCGGCAAGGCGCTGGAAGAGCTCGCCCTGCGCCAGCAATCGGCGGCGATGGAGCGGCGTCAGTTCGGCCTTGTCATTGATGAAGCTGATCATGTGTCGTCGAAGTCGGCCATTCTGGAGACGATCCGCGACCTGTCGGATATTATCGAGCTGCCAACCATTCTCGTCGGCATGGGCCGGGTTAACGATCATCTCGCGCGCTTCCCGCAGGTTGCGTCCCGCGTCAGCCAAAAAGTGCGTTTCGAAAAGGCTGATCTTGCAGACATCAAAGCGCTGATCGCCGAGCGTTGCGAAGTGCCGGTTGCCAATGATCTTGCAGAATTCGTTCTGCGGGTCTCGCAAGGCTTCAACCGTGAGGTGCTTGAAGCTATCGCAAATATTGAGCGCTTTGGGCTGCGGTTCGATTATGACGCGACAGGCATAACGCTGGGCGACATGGCCGGCCAAGTCATCGTGAATGATCGCCGCAGCAGCCAGCCAGTCAAAGTGCCGGAGCTGCTGTGATGAAGGCTCCTGGAGAAATACCAACCGCCTTGATGCAGGCTCTTTTTGGCGGCGTCTGCCTGACAATTGACGAGCTGGACGCAAGTGTTGATCTCAATCGCCGCCAAATTTCTGCGGCGGCTGGCCAACTCGTCTTGCGCGGTCTGGCGGAACGGGTCGAGCGTGGCTGCTACCAGCTGACCAAGGCTGGCATTGCGGCTGTTGAACGCGGCGAAGTCATCACGTCTGGCCCATATCGTCCGCATACCGCGCCAGCGCGCCGGGCTGCGGCGAACACGCTGCGGCAACGGGCCTGGAACGCGATGCGGATGAGCGGCACGTTTACGCTGGCCGACATTGTGATGGCTGCGGCGCAGGCATCCGATGGCGATCCGGACGCGAATGTGAAGCGCTATGTGCGTCAACTGGCGTTGGCTGAATATGTTGTCGAACTGCCGGTGCGCGGCAAAGGCACGGCCCTGACGTCCAACGGTTTCAAGCGGTTCAGATTGATCAAGAATACCGGCCCGATTGCGCCGGTGGCGCGCATCCGCAGCAAGACCGTGCATGACCACAATCTGGCGAGGCAAGCGCCATGACCTTGCTGATCTCCCTCGATGATCCGGAATGGATCGAAGTCTTGCGCAGTGAGGCCGGAAAGGCAGGCCGCTCAAAACAGGCTATCGCCGACGAATTGCAGATCTCGCGAACGGCTGTCTCGCTGATCTGCGCAGGCAAATATTCCGCAAGTCTCGACAAAGTTTCCACGAAGATCGCCGGTCGCGTGATGCAGCTCTATGCAGGCCGTGTCTGGTGTCCGCACCGACATCAATCGATCTCCGGCCATGACTGCCTGACCGCGCGAACTGCGCCGATGAGCACAAGCGATCCGGCTGCGCTCAAACATTGGCTGGCCTGCCGGGCATGCCCGCAAAATTCGACCAAATCTGAAATGGAGTTTCGTGATGACAGAGTATGAATTGTCGACCGAGCTGTTCGCATTGCGCCGCAAGCTCGCGGAGCATCATTCAGGTCTGGTTCTGACGGCTGACGATGTCGCTGCGCTGACCGGCAAGCTGAAATCGCTCGGCATTATCGCCCAGCGCCAAGAACACGAGATGCGCCGTCTGCGTCTTGAGAACGCGCGGGCCGTCACCAGCCGCCACAAGGATGACGTCGCTGACGCCGTCGTGGCCGCTGCCGCAAAGCCCGGCAGCAACGTCACGTTGCTGACGTTCGAGCGTCCATTTTCGGATGGTGCGCCGTCATGAACACGGAGCAAATCGTCAAGCAGATCGAGCCGTTGTTGCGCGACTATGTGGACCGTGAAGCCGCGAAGCGCGTCGAGCGGCTTGCGGGTCAGCGGCTGGTCGCGCGTGACAAGGAAGATGCTGAAATCCTCCGTGCCGCGAAAGCGGTCGGGGAGGCATCGGACCGCCTTGCCCAGGCGCGCTTTTCAGGGGCACCGGAGATTGTTGCCAGGATGCGCGTCACGGCGACAAGCGAACGCCTCGCCGCAGTCATGAAAAAGCACGGGAGGTTGCGTTGATCGAGCCGCGCAATCTCTCCGACATTGCCGCCGAGATCGACGTGATTGATCTCGCTGGCCAGATTATCGCCGATCCGAGGCGCGCCCGCGTCAGCACTGCCGGCCAATTGGCGCTGGCGTCGGCAGTCGAGGCGTTCTGGGCGATCTCTGTCGAGGCCAATGTGCTGGTGCGCGCGCTGGCGCTGTCAGAACTGACTGAAGCCGGAGCAACCGATCAGGCCCGGCAGGCCGCAATCGCTGTTCAGGCCGACACTATCCGCAAGCAACTCGCCGCGATCAGCGGCCAACAGGAGTGAAGACCATGTTTGACGTCCAGACAACCATCCCGACCGAAGATCACAACGGGGTCGCCTATGTGGCCCGCGCCAAGGGAGCGCTCATTGCCCTGTCAGCGATCAAGCCGGAGCACATTGAGGAAGACGAACTTGTCCGTCGTCTGACAGCCAAGGCGGCTATCATCAACCGGACACTCGCCGAGTTTCGCGCAGAAGTCTTTGACGACGTGATGGCGTTGCGTGATCTGCTTGCCGAAAAATACGGCGTCAAGCGGCGTGGCACTAAAGGCAATCTGACGCTGACAACCGTCGACACGAGGCTGCGGTTGACCATTCAGGTTTCGGACACCTTGGCATTCGGTCCGGAGCTTGAGATTGCCAAAGAGATCATTGACGGCTGCATCCGGCGCTGGGCCGAAACTTCCAACGACAACATCCGTGCGCTGATCGATCAGGCCTTCCAGGTGGACAAGCAGGGCAAGCTCAATACGGACCGAATTCTTGGTCTGCGCAGGCTCAAAATTGTCGATGAAACGGGCGAGTGGGAAATGGCGATGTCGGTGATTTCGGACGCTGTTCGCATCATGTCGTCGAAGGAGCATGCGCGCTTCTACGCAATCGACAAGGCAGGCTCGCAAACGCGCATCGCGCTCGATCTGGCGAATGCTTGAGAGAGACCGAGATGAAACCTGAACGCATGCTTTCTGATGAAGATGTAGCAACGGCCGACCAGATCGTCGCGTTGTTGAGCCCACTTCCGATGAGCCGGGGGATCAGCATTCTGATCTCGATTCTTGCGGCGACGCTGAACGGCTGGGCGCAAGATGATGCAGACCGGCGAATGCTGGCCGATGCGGTAGGCGGCGACCTTCACACAACCATGATGAAAGGCTCGCGAGGCGTCCTGACGACCGCCGACCCGATCAACCTGCAGGGCTCCGGCCCTGCGCCGGTCGAGGAGCGTTGAGAGATGGCCTCGAAACGTATCCGAGAACGCATCCTAGCCCTACGCGAGATGACGGCCGCGCGTGGTTGCACTGAAGCCGAGGCGCTGGCGGCAGCGGGGAAGGCAGCGCAGCTTATGGCAGATCACGGTCTGTCAGAGGCCGACATCGTCATGGACGAACAAGCGTCCAAGGCCAAGGAAGCGGGTCGCGGCCCGAAAGGAAAACTGTGGGGCACCATCGCCTATTGCACCAACACGGCGTCGATCATGGTCGACAATGGCTTCGAGCGGCGCGTCGCTTTTGTCGGTCGTGAACCAGGGCCGGAGATTGCGGTTTATCTGCGTGACATCTGCGAGCGCGCCATCGATCGTGAATTACGTCAATTCAAGCAGTCGAAGCTCTATCGACGGCAGCGCAAAGCGTCGTCACGCCGCGAGACGGCATCTGCATTCACGCATGCGATGGTCTATCGTCTTTCGGTTCGCCTGCGGCAGGTTTTTGGTCCGTCGCTTAATGCGGAAGCGGGGCGACAAGCTGTCGCTGCATTGGATGAGCGTTACCCCAAAGCAACCCAAATTGCGCAGGTTCGTGCGCCATTGGGGCGGCTTGATGCGGCGATGGCTGGCAACGCGGCAGGCGAGAAGGTCACGCTGGCGCATGGCGTCGGCGGCTCGTCGGAACCGCTGGCGATCGGGCGCTGATGATGAACACGTTTGCCGTCATCAACATCGCGCGCAAAGACCTCGACATGAACGAGGATGACTATCGCGCACTGTTGCTGCGCGTAGCGGCGAAATCGTCGCTGCGCGAGATGACCGAAGGCGAACGTCAGCGCGTGGTCGCAGAGATGAAGCGGCTCGGGTTCAAGCTCAAGTCGCGGCCCGGCAAATCGTTTCCGAATGCCACCAAGGCCTATATCCGGCTGATCCACGCATTGTGGAAGAGCTGCGCTCATAAGGGCGTCGTCGATGACGCAACACGGCCCGCGCTCCGCAAATTCGTTGAGAACAGGTCCGGCGTCAGTGATCCCGACTTTCTGACCTTCGAACAGGCCAGTCCGATCATCGACACACTGAAGGCGATGGAGGCGCGAGGTCGATGAGCTTAGCTGCACTCGGCCTTACCAAGCTCCTTGCGCTCGTTGCGCGCCAATGCGGCAGCGTCGAGAATGCTGACAATCACGATGGAGCTGTCCGGACGGCCCGCATCGCTGACCAGCATGCAGAGATAGCCGGCGAAGCCCGAGCGGTCGCTGCCGTCATCGGCGACCGAGACCCAGAGACTGATGTCCTGCGACCAGATAGCGTCAACGACCTTCGGCTCGGCCTTCACGTCCGTCAGTGCCTGGCTTCGCCAGTCAGCTGCGGCTGCGGTCACAGCGCCAGCTGCCAATGCCAAACACGTCAAAACAATTCTGCTGACCATCGCCGCACCCTTGGAACCGGACGTAAGTTTGCCGGTGCCGCGCTGGTCGCGCAAGGGGGCGTCGATTGGCCATGACCAAGGCGCTCGCGAAATCAGAAACCTTTCTGCCGCTTTTTGTCTGGCCAGAGCTGCAGACCGCAGTTGCCGAAATCACCGCACTCAAGCGTGCGCGAGACGAGCTTACCGAACGCATCGAACGCTTGCCGCGCTACTCGCACCGCCGCCTGATTATCGAGGCGCGGTTGCGCTCAATGACAGAGGAGCAGTTGCGTCTTGAATGTGTTTTGCGGGCAAAACTGCAATGAACGCGCAACTGCCAAAATCACTGATCGATATTGCCGAAGCGCTCGACATTTCGATCGCTCTTGATCTCATGCGCCATTTTGGCGGGATGCAATTCAGGTTTCCTGTCGTTCCAAAGCCAGAACATCGACTGGCCAAGGCGCTTGGCAAAGACCGCGCTCTGGCATTATGTCATTTCATGTCAGGCCAGATATTGTATGTTCCGCATGGTCGGCCTGCAAAGTCGGCGCGCCGTGATGTCATCGCCTTGCGGTCGCAAGGCAGAAACCATCAGGAAATCGCGCGTCTGCTCGGTCTTTCCGACCGTCACGTGCGTCGCGTGGCCAACACCACCGAAAATCCAAACCAACTGAACCTGTTCGGCTCTGACCGGACCTGATGTCCGCACACACACCGGTCGCATATGTGCGACATGGGGTCCATGGACCTCTACACGATACAGACACATCTGATTGCTCTCGGCTTCCGGTCGCGTATCGCGTCTGGAAAGAGGGACGATGCATACTTTGCAGAAGTCCGCTCATTCCAAAACGCATACGGCCTCGTTGTTGACGGCATTGCCGGGCCGCAAACCCAGACCGCGCTGAAGCGCGCGGCAAGCGCATCGGCGGCGAAAGCGAAGGCCGAACCAGACAAGTCAGCAATGGCTGGCTCAACCCCGGCTCAGAGCACCGGAAGCATTAGCGTTTCCGAGGTGCCACCACCCAACGTGTCGTCGATCAAACTGCTGGGCACGGCGCGACCAATCAGCGAGATCATTGTTCATTGTGCGGCAACGCCTGAGGGCCGGGACTACACGGTTGACGACATCCGTGCCTGGCACAAAGCGCGCGGCTGGTCGGATATCGGCTACCACTATGTCGTTTACCGCGATGGCCGCGTGATGGCAGGCCGTCCTGTCGGTCAGGCCGGAAGTCACGTCGCGGGCCACAATACTGGAACGATTGGCATCACCTATGTGGGTGGTGTTTCCGTCGACGGGAAAACTGCGAAAGACACGCGGACGCCTGCGCAGCGGGCTTCTCTGATCTGGCTGGTTCGGCAATTGATCGACCGGCACCCGGCGATCCACAAAGTGTCAGGCCACAATCAATATGCTGCAAAAGCATGTCCATCGTTCGACGTGCGGCGCGACCAGCTTGGCCGATTGGTCAAGGCATGAACCCGCTTGCGTTTCTGGCCCCGCGCGCTTCGGCTTTCGCGCTCGTTTGCGCAGCCCTGTTTGCATTGGGCGGCCTGCTGGTCTGGCTGGCGTTGGGCAAGGTCGACAACATGGTCTCGGATGCGCGCGACCATGCGATTGCCGAGCGTGACGCGCACTGGACCGCTCAGATCGAGAAGTCGAACGCGCTTGCCGAGATGCGAGCAGCCGAGCAGGCGCGCAATGCACGGGATGCAGAAATTGCCGCCAATGAACGCGTCCGCGTGGCGGAAGATCAGATCGAAGAAATGGAGCGCAAAAATGCGTTGCTGCCTGACGGCGATGGCCATGGCCTTGGCCGTGATCGCGTCCGGCTGCTCCCGAACTAGCGAGGAGCCGCCGACGATCAGGACCGTCTTGCTGAAGCCGGAGGTTCCGCCTGCGGCTCAAAAGCCGTGCCCAGACCCGGTTGCCTTGCCGGACCGCGACCTGAACGAGGCCGAAGTCACAAGCCTGTGGGGCCGAGATCGCTCGGCCCTGAAAACATGCGAGGCGCGACGCCGTGCTGCCGTTGAGGCAATCAAGGATGGAGGCGGCTCGTGAATCTGTGGGAATTCGACTGGAAATTTCTGCTCGCCATCTTGGGTGGCGCGCTGATCCGGCTGGTCACATCCGAAAAGCATTCGCTGTGGCGTTCGGCGATCAGTGTGCTTGTCGCCGTCTTCGCCGCACTCGTTTTCACCGATCCGGTGATGGCCTTCCTCGCTTTTCCTGAAGAACCATATCGCAATGGTATTGCGGCGCTGCTTGCGTTGACTGGCGAGGGAGCAATGCGTTTTGCGATTTCGCTTTCGAATGATCCGACAAAACTCCGCAGCCTCTTGCGTAAATGGCTCGGACATGAGGGTGGAGGCGGCTTTGAACAATAAGTATTGGGCCGCGATCATTGTCGGGCTCTGGGCGCTCACTCTTCTGACATCTTCGTTTTATCGGCATCCGAACGATTGGTTTGATGTCAGTCAAGTCCATGTTTCTGACACTGTGGAAGGCCAGCAGCCAGAAGTGCGCTATTCGCGCGGCATCAAGAAGAAGTTTCGCGGAACCTGGCTGGTCGAAGTCAATGAAGTGACTTCTGGCGGCCTCAAGGCAATTTGCAGTGCTCAGGGCTCAAATTATTATGAGCCTGGAAATTACAAACCTTCGACAATCAGCCTTCAGAGTTTGATGGGTGGCAAGAGCTGCACCATGCAGCCAGCTGAATATGTCATCGACATTGTCTGGACGGTACGGCCTGCCGGTTCGCCGCTCATGGAAATTGTGCGGACATCCAATACTTTCGAGGTTTTGCCGCGTGGCGAGTGAGAAGGAAAAGCGCCGCAAGGCACGGTCTGACTATGTCTATCGGCGCATGACCGGCGCAACGATTGCGCTGACGCTCGGCATTTCGCAGGCAACGTTCGGGCGCTGGAAAAAGGCTGCGAAAGAGGCAGGCGACGATTGGGACATCGCCCGGTCGGCTTCGGTCATTGCCGGCGAAGGCATCGAAACCGTCGTGTCGACGGTGGTCGAAGACTTCATGATCATGGCGCAGTCGCTGCTCGATGACATCAAAGGGGGCGATCTGACCATCAAGGAAAAGGTTGGCCATCTGGTGGCGTTGGCAGACGCTATGACCAAGATGACTGCCTCCGCCGGCAAGCTTGCGCCAAAAATCTCGGAGCTGGGCGTGGCGCAGGATGTCATGCAACAGTTGCTGGACTTTGTCCGCCAGACCTTCCCGCAGCATGCACCGGCCATTCTCGAAATCATCGAACCTTTCGGCGACCGGTTGGCAAGCATCTACACGCGATGATCAAGCGGCCAAACATCAAACCGGCAGTCAGGCCCGTCGAGTTCAAGAAGTTGCTTGCTGATATGGCGAGCGAACTGGCTTGCTGGATCGAACTGTCGGTCGAGGCATTCCCGGTCGACGCGCGGGCGCGGGACGAACGGCTCGGACGGCTTGCCGGGCCGGACGGTTTCCGCTTCTTCATGGAAACCTATCTGCCGCACTATGTGCGCGGCGCACACAGCCTGTTCCACCTCGCCATCTTCGACCGTGTGCCGGAAATCCTGTCGGGCGAGAAGGGCGTGCGGGAAATGTTTGTTGCGCCGCGCGGCTCGTCCAAATCGACGCATCTGTCACTCGGCTTTGCGCTCTACTGCATCATGCGTGGCCTGAAGCGCTACATTCTGGAAGTCTGCGACGTCTATGCGCAGTCGGCGCTTCTGGTCGAGGCGATCAAGGCCGAACTGACAACGAACCCGCGACTGCAATACGACTTTCCGAAGATCTGCGGCCAAGGCCGGGTCTGGCGAGAAGGGGAGATTGTCACCCGCAACAATATCCGGCTCGAAGGGCTCGGCGCGCTGCAGAAAATTCGTGGCCGCCGTCATGGCCC